GGGCCTTGGTAGTAACCTTGGTCTAAAGCATAGTTCAGACCTTCGGTGCCACCTTTATACATGTCGCTGATGTAAGGCTTAGCCAAGTTAAAGCCAGCCATCTGTGCATCGATAGCTGATTGCATAGCTCTTTGTTGGTTCTTGGCTGCCCTGTTAGCTAGAAGTCCACCAGCTATCGCGCCTACTGCTTGCCATACCATGTTAGATATTCCTCATTTTATACATCAATCCATGCTGTACCGTTGTAAACAACCAGCCCCTCAGACCCATCGCCTAGCGGGTCCCATGGGCTGACGCTGTACTTCAGCATTCCTTTGATTGGGTTCTTTGGTGGTGCGTCTAGTACTTCTACACCTGCCACTATTAGTGACCGTACAGAGTTCTCTATCCGCTGCAGCTCATCCTGTAAGTATCGAATGATACTTTCTTCTAGCACGGGCGTAGACCCACGCTGGTAGCCCGTCAGGACTACGTTAGTTTTATCATTTATGCTCATGTTACACCTTGCCTGTAGTGGTTACATCAAGGTCAAAACCTGAGAACTGGAAGTCTTTATAATCACCTGCACTTACAGTCATTTTGTAAGACAGGTATCTGCCGGCAGCCCTGCTATCGATTTTATAGTCTGTGCTAATGTCAAAACTGGCTGACGCAGTGTAGTTCGGGTTCTGGTTAGGTATGTCAGATGCACCAAACTCAAATGAGACTGTTGTATTCTGGGTGTTCTGCGTAGATATCTGCGGCAGCATACGTGTAATGACCTTATAGCCATCCAAAGGCTGCTTAATCTCATCTAAATCAATGCCTACACGCTCTAGTGACGGTTCCTTTGTTGCAGTACTGTCAATATTGAACGCAACAGAGCCCTCATCAGCTAAATCCAGAGCCCACAGCTTGCTAGATGCTATGCCGTTAGCAGTGTCCTGATTACCTACCATAAGAGTATGCCGGTTAAAGCTGTCCTCTTGGTCGTAATATGAGCCACCTATAAGGGCATATGTGCCTGTAGCGTTAGCATATGTGGACACTGTGTTGACGTTGGCTGTAGCACCAGCTGAAACATTCGGTAAATCCATGAATGACCAGCTATTGTTTCTATAGTTATATACAGCAGCTCTATTGCAGCGAACTGTGTCAGGGAAGTTTACTAGGCTGTCACCACTTTGGTAGCAGAAGTATATCTCAGACAGAGCCTCGTTGTGTTGCACGAAGAATCTATCGGCATTCTTCTTGTTCATGCCTGTATAAACAAACTGACGTACACGTTCATCAGATATGCTCTGACGGCTGGTGCCATCTGTTACGTATATCTCGTTATTACCAAATACAAAATGCTTGCCATCAACCTCTACAACGCAGTTCTGGTTGATAATACCCTCATCACCAAATAGTTTGCGGAAGTTAAAGATAAATGTACCAGCTACAAACTCCATCAATATAGCTTCAGAAGAGCTGTAGATAACGAAGTTAGTGCCTAGCTCTAGTCCATCAACTATCGGGGTTTGCATCTGCACTAGGTCATTGAAGCCAGCTGATTTCGTAAGATCAGTTTCATCCCAGCTATCTGGCACTGAATTAGCATCCACGAGATTGGAGAACCGTACCCTATTTGGGAAGGTCGCTGTACCCTCTGTGGTGTTCAGTGCAATCAGGAAGTCACCAAAAGGACGCAATGCATTGCAGCGGTGGTTGCTGGGCCAGTTGGGTAAGTCAGCAAAGTTTGTGCCTAGTGGGTCCCTGTAGACCGGCACACGGTCTGGCCTGTTTATGTAGTTAACATCAGCTAATGAGCTAAGTGTAAACGGGCGGGGGTCTGTGGTGCCGGTGATGGAACCAGATATGTTAGTTAGTGTGCCAGCTGCGTATTCATAAATACCAAATACGTCTGACACCATAATGACTGTATCGAACCCTGTGCTAGGTATGTTGCCGAATGCACCTCTAGGGTCAAACCCTAAGCTATCTTTTACTGAACGAAACACAGGTGAGCGTGAAACCTTGCCCTCATCGAATCTTACGTTCACACCTTTGGTAAAGCCGGTTATGGGTAGGTTGTATGGGTTTAGGTCGGTGATAACACCTGATGCCCCTAGGTTCCTGATAGGGAGTGTAGTCTGTGGCATGGTACCCCCTAGTCTGGCTGTAAAGTGTTCGATAGGCTCAGGTTAATCACCTGACCTGCTTTACCAACATTCGCTGGCCTGATAACTGAGAAGCCATACCATCTGTGGTCAGAGTTCACGGCAGGTGTCTGAAGCGACATGATATTAGTGTTGTATACGCCCCCTGTATAAGTGATGCTATTGATGCTCCCGTTTGCATTAAAAGTAAGCGTGTAACTATGCCCACCGCCTTGGTTGCTTTGAGAGGTATTCCATCTGTAGACTGCGTTGGTTACGTTTGAACTGGTTGTGCCGCCATAGAAAACTATCGTATCAGTAGTTGTGCTATTATCCTCGTTCATACCCAAAGAGAAGTTGAGCGTGGTTATAAAGTTTGTCCCTGCTCTGAAAACTGGCTGATAGAAACGGTTAGTTGTATTTACAGCAAAGCCAGTTGGAGATGCTGTGGAACTAGCTGTTGTTAAGCCAGTGCCAGATACAACCCCTCCCACATGTGCATAAAAGCTAAATGATACATTTCTGAACTGTACATCCTGTGTACCGTAAAAATCAGAAAGTGACAGTGGGTTGCCTGTGGTCGGTATGTTTAGCGTTGCCCCTGTGTCGGGTACCTCGCTGCCACCTCTGTAATATTCCGACATCCCTGTTGGGTCAGAGCCGCCAAATTCGGTCTGCAGCTGCCCTAGACTTATGGGACCGCTGTCAGGTAACGTACTCATGACTATATACCTGAGAAAGCAGTTACATCCTGCTCCACATCAAATGCGCCAGCTGATGTCATTCGGATCTTAGTGTCACCACCATACTTAAACACCAAGTTGGTGCCATCGAGCTCTATGGTCCAGCTACCAAACTGTATGGCGTTCCCATTGGTGTCTAATGTGCCACCTAAACTGGGGCTGGTCTGAGTGGACAAAGCGGATGAGTTAGCAAAGTTAGTGATACCTGAGAGGGCATTTAGGTTAGCTGCGGTTACAGTACAGCCGTCTAGGATGTTTAGTTCTGCTGTGGTAGCCGTAATGCCGTCCATGGTATTGAGCTCAGCTGTAGTGGCTGTAATGCCATCCATGGTGTTAAGCTCTGCTTGTGTGGCTGTAATTGCACCTGTGATACTGGGGAATGTAGCTAGGATAGTACTCTTGATAAGCCGCATGTGGTCATCTGCCTGAGCGAGACCATCAGTTGCAGCTGGATTGGTAGCTACAAGTCCATCAATGTACGTAGATGTCTCTAATGGCATGAGATTGTCCTCTGATTAAAAGGGTCTGACAACAACAACAACAACAGCAACCTTTAGCTTTGTTTTGAAATTGACGATTGTGATTGACCCATGGGGGCCTGATAGCTGGCAGATGGTACCAGCTGCAGCTGCTGCTAACAGCTAACTGTCTGATAACTATGGATATCCTCACGTTGCTGACTGATAATCAGCAGCGGCCTTCGGTCCCTGCCTTGCAGACATTAGGGACATTAGCGAACATTATTAGCGTGAGGTCATTAGTCTTTAATACAAATCGGGACCTCAGCAACTAACAGTCAACCTAAGTCAACCTAGTAAACCTAAGCACAACCTAAGCTGACTTGCGGTAACTTACAGTGACCTGCAGTTCTCTGCAGCCATGGTGTCTCATGTAAGTGAGCAGACTTCAGTCAGCATACTACCGCTTGTCAGCTTAGGTCTCTTTAGTATATCTATAGGGGGGAACAGAAGTACCTTTATCTTTATGGACCACACAGGGAGCAGTCATTGTAACCTTATGACATCCTGTGTGGTTCACCTGCCTTATGTTAAGCTGCCTGTGGACCTGCATATCTTACCTCTGACACTACTGAATGGTATCTCCTTCAGTATTGTTGTGGTCATCTCCTCAAGCCTCTCATGACAAGCGGTTACTTCTCTGTAGGGACCACGTTGGTCCTCAGCAACCAAGCACTGTGGTCCTGTAGCACCTAAGAAACAGAACAAGAGTGATGCATAAAACATGGGTCACTCCTTGTTGGCTTGAGGTATACTAGTACCCGTAAGCCTCTGTTGCTCACGTAGTCCACATACAGCGCAGTACCACACACCGTTAAGTACGATGCATGGCTTACACTTGGGGTCAACGCAATGCTGATATCTTGGGTGGGTCATGAGGCTATCCTTTCTTCTATGTCCACTACCTCACAGACACCAGCAACACATGCCAGCTCTTGGCTGCCTTTAGTGTTGTCTGTGGTCTCGTATGCAGCCAGCTGCGTCCAATCAATGCGTACAGGCATTGCCTCTATGAGTGCATCTATGTCCTCAATGGTTGCATCCTGATAGGGTGCTTGCTGGTAGGTGTGATCGGAGTGAGGCAGGAAGCTGATACCTGAGCAGACATCGAAGTGCTCATAGAGCCAAGCACCTACGTGCATCCACTCATGCTCTCGCACTGAGATAGTCACTGATGGCTTATGTTCACACCAGTACTGTGCATACATTAGCCACAGCTCCAGCTGCTCGATGGCAGTCATATCGTTGCGTGTGACGCTGCTTATTGGTGCCTTGATAGGAAAGCTGAAGACAGTGGTTGTGTCTGGCTTCATGACACAGGGTTCATTGACTATGCCTTGGTCCTTCATGAAGTGGGTCAGTGGGTCCTTGTTGTCACCTCTGACTGTGCGGATGTACATATCGCTGTGTCTGGCGTGAATGCCAGATGCGCTATCCACCAGCTGCGATACTGTCCCGCTAGGCTTCACACATGTGATAGCTGTGGACCTAGGTATGCCCAGCTCAGCTGCTACCTCTTCATTGACACGTACAGCCTGACCCTTCATCTGGCCTAGGGCCCAACCAAAGTTCTTACCGTACACTGCGTCCTTACCTGACAGCAGCTGGTTGTCCATGATGCCGGTCAAGCTAACACCTAACAGCCGTTCCTCAGCTGTGTTGTCGTGCCAGATGGGGCGCAAGTACTGAATGTTAGTCAGTGTTGATTGCCATGTGCCTAGCTTTGTAGCCAGCCGCACCTTGCGCTCTAAGTCACTGACCTTATCACCGGCCTTAACAACTACCTCTGTTAGGTTACAGAACTGGTAGGGTCTCAGTATAATCTCTGAGCATGGGTTAGTACCGAAGTCGTGGTCTACGTCACGCCTTTTGTTCTCAGCTGCTTTCTTCTTTGCAGCCTCACGGTTAAACATGCCTCGCTCACCTGACTTTGATTCAACAAGTGACAGCCACTCCCGCATGAATGTCTCCATGTCGGGCTTATGCTTGTAGGTAGCTGAGTTGTTAGCCAAGGCTCTGTGGGGTGTATCCTTCCACCACTCGCCACCTTTGGCGTGTCTCATCTGGTCATCATTTAGGTTACTCAGGCTGATTAGTGCGCTGCGGCGAACACCACCTACGACAACTATCTCACCTATCTTACATGCAATGTCATGAGCCTCGATAGGATACAGGCGTCTGCCGGCAGCCTTGCGGAAAGTAGACACAGTGAACTGGAAGAGGTCAGCCAGTGGCTGTGGGCCGCTGCTGCGTCCTCCGAAAGTCTTTAGACGTGCACCAGCTGGCCTTAAGCCGGTCAGGTCCCACTTAGGTACCTTGCCTTGATACAACATTTTAATGAGTGACCTAAACGCTGTGGCCCAGCCCTCTTTGCTGTCCTCTACTTTCATAGTGACAGTCACGTCCTGCATGTCAGCAGGGATGATTGGCAGCTGGTCTACAGCATTGCGCTCACAGCTGAACCCTACACCTGTGCCACACATAAGTATGTACAGCATCTCATCAAAGGCCCGTGGATCATCCAGTGGCAGGTAGCTGCAGTTGTAGGCAGCCACATGGTTGCGCTCTAGAGCTGGCCCAGCGGTCATCAGTGCTCTCATGCTGGGCATGATTTCTAAGTTTAAGATAGCTGTGTGCAGCTCATCGTATTCGTCAACAGACACTACATAGCCGTGCTTCTCTTCAAGCCACTCAGTCATGTAGTCCATGTATCGTGTTACAGTCTCAGGCCAATCTTCTCTGCGGCCCTCTTCCTCTATCCAGCGAGCATACCTGCTCTTGTGAATGAAGCTCTGATAATCAGTTGGTAGAAAGTTCGATATAGTCATCTGTTGTCACCATTCCCTTGCAGCTTATTGCGCTGCTTCCTGTCTTCTAATTTTGCTAAGTTTCGCTCTGCTGCCACGTCTATGCTGATGCCTAAATCAGCTGCCAGTGCAGCCAGATACCAGAGACAGTCACCTATCTCTGCCCGTAGTGACTCTGTGTCGTAAG